TTACAACAACATGATGCGTGTGCTTCATGTTCACTTCGTTTTCCAGCTCAATGATTCGCTTTTGAGCTTCGACCAATTGATCGAAAAGGCTTTTGCTGTTTTGATTTGTCACGGCTTGGCCTCCTTGATGACTAGAAGTACACCCATGTAAACCATCCAAACGGCTCCGATCGGTATCAGCCAAAACAGCCGGAAGATCTGTCCAAAGTCATACTGCCCGCTGGAACGGTATGGCCTGAACATGATGCACAGCAGGATTACGGTGATGAGTGCTGGCACGATCCACGATTTGATTGTGATGCTCACGGTTTGTCCTCCTTGGCTTTGTTCCATTTTGAAACAGTGTGCTGCACTGCATCCAACCGCTCATCGCGCAGCCATGCCTCCATCTTATCTCCCGCCTCCTCCAGCCGACGGATGCGGTCCTGCTGCTTCAGGAATGCGTGAACCAATTCACCCAGCACAAACAGAGTTGGTGCGCCTTTCTGGATTTCAAACGATCCGTCTGAGCGGATCCTCAGAAACTCAGCGTTTGGTTTTGCGTCGTTCCATTTGATAAGTGTTGCGTTGCTCATGTTGTTTGTGTCGCTCACGGCTTGGCCTCCTTTTCTTTTCTTCCTATCTCTTCTCCTTTAAGAATAGCTTCTACTAGACACACATCTCCGTAGTCAACGTGCTCACGGAAGAGTTCGATCTCACGCTCCAGCCGCTTGATGCGCTCATTGGCTACGCGAAGCTGTTCCCTTGCCTCGCGAAGATCCTTTAGAGCACGCTGGTACGGGTCAGGTGGCACAGATACGGGCGTCACGGGTTGGCCTCCTTGGCTGCGGTCCAGTTTAATTGATCAACCATCTTTTGAGCAGCGGATTCTGGTGAATCCCAGCGTGACGGATTGGAGTTTTCGTACAGCGCATCCCCAGCCTCCTCCAGCCGCTTGATGCGCTCGCCCCTGTCCTCGTACAGAACAACGTCAGCGACTAACACTGCGTACTGGTTCTTCGCGTCCATTAGATCCTCCTCCAACCGCTTGATGCGGTCGTTTGCTGCGTTGAGTTCGCGTTCTAGCTGGCGAGCAAAATCGGCATCGCAAACCCGATACTTAGAATCATGCGGAAGGAATGCTTCGGCATCCGTCCTCGGGGTGTCGCTGATCATTTTCGTGGCGTCAGGAATATGATCGTTCATTTCGCCTCCTTGTTCTTGCGATTCCTTGTCCAATAACTGACAGCATAGTTTTTAACCTTCTTAGCCGCCTTATGGATTTCTCCAGCCTCCTTCTTAGAGATGCTGTAGACCCCGGTGCCATCATTTATGATGTTCCTGATCTTGTCGCTCACTTGATGCCCTCCTCAATTGCTGCGTGGATGTGTGGGAATTCGACTGCGAAGATCGTGTCGCGGATAGCTTCGGCGATCTGACGATGCTCTTTCTGCGTACCCTTCGCGCATCTCTGCTCCAGATAATGAATCCATGATCGGATGTTGCCGGTCATGTACAGCGTCGTTTGAGCGCAGAGAGGGAGAACCATTCGTGCCGTCTCGCGGCTCACGCCTTCCCTAAGCAGTGTTCGATAGGTTGTGAACGCAAGTTCAACAGACTTAGCAACCACATCCATGGCCCACTCCTGCGGATACATGTCGCCGCTTCCTTGACGATTCGCTCTGTCCTGAGTGCGAAGCTCGACAGGTTCAACCTCGTCGCACGGCGCATAGCGTTGGCTAAACTCTTGGAAGCAAAAGCTGCGATGCCTGATAATCTGAGCGGATATGGCGCGGCTTGTCTGAATCTCGACCGTCATGCTGGCCTGCTCAAAGATGCTCCAATGGCCGTTCTTGATACAGTAGGCCAATAACTTCGGAGCGGTCAGCAGACTCATCTGATTGCTCGGATTGCTGACTCGCGCTGCGTAGGTGATGAAATCGGATGCGGTCAAAGCGCCGTCACCGATAATTGGTTTTGTGATTGCTGCTAGTTTTACTCTCATAGATACAAATTTTAGGTCTTAGTTTCGAGCGTTATCTCGGAATGCGCTCCCCTCCGTGATGCGTTTTAGAACGGCTTCGGATCAAGATCGTCGCCATCGACCTCGGCAATCGGAACCTCGCGCATGTTCTTGATGCGGAGCGTCTTCTTCGTCTCGCCGTTGACCATGTACTCCTCGGATCGAGCGGTGATGAGTAGCTCTAAGCCGGTCATTGACTTCAGGAACGCCGCGTAGCTGCCCTTGACGCCAAGGAAGTCGTACTCGGTTCCATCAGGCACATTGTGCTTCGTCGCTGCGACCAACTGATTGACGCGGAACCAGACATTTTCCTGATTGATGAAGCGGTCAGTGATGGATGCGCCATCTTCAGTCTTGAATGTCACCTTACAGACCTCGCGGCCCTTCGCATCGAGCGTTTCCTCGACCTTGGCTACGGTGACGGTGTAGTCGCCTTCGGCATCGATGTATCGGCCTCCAGCATCTCGGCGGTTTACTTGGAACATAATTTATTCGGTGGTTAGTTTTCGGATTTATTCAAGACCCACTTAGGGCATGAAAGGGTTTGTGTAGCGGTTGGATAGGCTGGCCAACTGTCCAGTGCGCGGCATTCGTGCAGCGTCGAGATTGCTTTGCGTCGCAGATTCGTACCAGCCTGAAGCCATTCGGCATCCAGTCGATAGATGGCGACAGCGTACGGAGCCTTACGCTCGACCGCTACGAAGATGAACGACTCCGCGCCGGTCATCTCCAGATAGTGCGCGGCCTGAATGTGATAGCCGAACGATGCGATGGTTCGCAGGAACGCCTCAGGCGATGCGTCGTCGGTTGTTTTGATGTCAACGAGCGTATGACCTTCGATCCACAGATCGGGACGTGCCTTAAGGGCGATGCCGGTTTCTTCGTCCTGAGCGAAGACACTCGCCTCGATCCGGTGGTCGAGATGAATGATGTCCCAGAACGGATGGCGACGGACACTGTTGGCCACGCCTTGCACATCGATGTCTTCAGCGTGAGTCAGGTGGATGCGGCTCTTGTGCTGCTCCTTCCACTGCTTTCCTTCCTTCGTACGTCCGTCGATGTCCGGCGGAACAACAGCGACGACTTGCGAGTAGAGTTGCGGCTCCAGCACAGCGGTATGAATCGCCGTACCCATCTGCATCGACTTCGTCGGCTCCTGATGCTCCTCTAGTGCGGCTTTGTAATGAGCCGGGGACTTGAGGATCTTGGACATCATCGACTTAGAGAGAGCATCAACGGCGTGATACTTCTCCGCTGGCATGTCGAGATTGACGTGTTGGTTGAGAATGCTCATTCGGTGGGCGGGTTAGCGAACGCGGTTGCTTTGGCAATGAAACCACTCGCATCGGCGAGGATCATGTTGGCCACCTTTGTGGATACATCGCGGAAGTTTTGCTCGGCCTTGATCAAGTTCTTCGATAGCAGGAACGCATTCGCTGCTTCGGAATGTGGCTCAAGGATCTGCTCTAACTTCTCGACGAGCGAGAAGGCTGGTTCCGGTGTCACGTTGACTGACTGGCGCACCGTAGCGGTGATGGTGGGTGTTGGTGAAGGGTTGGAGAAGTCGGCTACTTCCTCGGGGGTATAGACGCCAGCAACAACTTCAGGTGCGAGCATTCGAATAGCCTTGGAAATACAGCGAGCGCGAAGCATAGCTGCCGGATCTTTCTGCCATCCAGAACCAGCCTTGGCGGGAAGCAGTCCTGCGATTTTGGCATCCTCGGTCGTAAATCCGATTTCGCATTCGTTGCCGTCGAATTTCCAGACTCCGATAGCAGCAGTCGAATCGAACTGCTTCCAAATGACCTTGCCGCCGCGAGTCCGATATCCGGCGAGCATCGCGTCTGAGCGCATCGTCAACGAGCCGTTGACCAGATGAAACTCTCGCTTGAAGTCGAACGGAGTCTTGCGAGTGGCTAGGCATTCAAGGGCGATCATGTTGCCTTGCTCGTCCTTCTGACAGTTGAAGACTCCGCTTCGCGCAATCCACGATCCGAGTTCCTTGACCGCTTCAAGCGATGTTCCGATGCGGGAGTAAAACTCTCCGTCAGGACTGACTGGCGGTTGCGGTTGCGTTGTCGCTAATTGGTTGCTGCTCATTTGTATTCTCTTGTTTCTTTGTTTTTCTTGCGTATGGGTTCACTGCTCCGGTTGTCGCTCGACTTTGTAAAATCGCGGCGATGTCGGACTCGGTGAACAAGATTCGTCGGCCAATTCTCCTATGCTGGACGCCGTCATGGCGCACGATCCGCCGGAGCGTTTCGCAGCAGATTTGGAGCATGGCTGCTGTTTGTTTGGCGGTGAAGACTTTCATCTCGTAGAAATCGACAGCGTTCGGGTGTTAACTTGGGGAACCAATGCGTAAACCCGTAAGAGCATCTCGCTCCTCTCTATGCCCGAACGCTGAAAAGGGGTTGCAATCAGGTGTTCAGTCACGGGCGAAAATCCACTAACACCCTGTCGCGAGTTCCCTTCGCGCTCTAAGTCTGATTGCAGAAAATTGGTCATTGTTGCGGACGTAGCTTTGCAGTTGTCTCAAGTCGTTGCAAGAGGATATTGAAAAACTTTTCGACCGAGGCGTTCTTCGATCCTCTGAAGGTAGGCCACCTGCTCCGGCGTTCCGTTCTGGCCGCTGCCGTTGAGGAACGTGATACGCTGATCCATCAAGTGGTCCTTGCGCCGCTGCCATTCCTTGTCTGACTCGCCGTCGTGGCGGTAGATCGTGTACGGGCCATGATGGAGTTCCAGAGTGTACTGCTCAGCGTTCGGATTGATGGGCGTTTTCTCTGGCTTTGGGCCAAAGCCCTCCCATGCGCTGTCGTCGCTGTCGCCACCGGATTCCAATTGCTCCATGATTTTCTTGTTCGAAGCCTCAATTTCATTGAGACGCTTCGACATCTTCTCAAGGAATTTTGCGAGCTTGTCGAATTTTTCGGCGGTAACGAATTGCTGGTTTGTTTCCATAGTTGTCAGGGTTTACAGGTTTCCGAAAATTTCCTTCAGGTCTGCGGTCAGATCATCAGCCGAAGAGGTTTCTGGTTCAGCCTGAGGTTCGCTATCAACCTTGCTGTCATCGCCCCTTTTACCTTTGGTTCGCTTTGCAGCCTTCCTCTTCAGGCTTTCAACATCATCCTCCAGCCTCCGCACGGTAGACCTCAAAACCGCCAACTGACGCTCGAACGCACGATGCTCACGGATGATCGATAGCTCGCTCGTCTCCGCATCGCTCGGTCGGAATTCGCAGCCCTTCCACTGCCGCTCAATCTTGTCGAACACCAGCACCCGACACTTCGGATGGCGCATGCTGTTGAACGCCCGTATCGCCGCCGCCAAGTCGCAACCCATCTCCTGTCCGATGTAGGCCAGAACTTCCGACTTACTCGGGTCCAGATCGTGCCGCTTTGGTGGCATCTGGCTGAACATCGTTCTTGGTGTTTTTCCTGATGGTAAATAGCTCATAACGAACTCTAGTCTGCGGTTCATACCGACCCTTGTCAAGGCCCAGTAGTTAGATTTCTATTTTCTCGGTTAGATTCAACTCTTCCACGGTTAGCTACACGCACTATCTATTTCACTAAAATGAAACCCCCCTTGGGATTAAAAACCCAAGGAGGGGTGGTTTCATCCCGAAAACGGTATGCTTGCTCCCCGCCTTTGAGGGCGGTGCCGCAACCGTTCGGGATGAAAAAGATGAAGATGCGTCGCTCAATCGCTCGACTTGAATGCCGCGCAAACGCTCTAAACGACGCGCTGATGCGTTTTGATTGCTGGATGGTGTGATGACAGCGGACATGGGTTTTGATGCGCTAGAATCGAATCGGTCGGACGACCTAGTTTTGACTGCGGATTGGTGGCCGACGGGACATCTAACTTTCTACGCGGTGAAAAGTTCGACTAACCTTTTGATTTTTCGCTCGAACGCTCCGTCACCGGATAGACATCGTAGTCCTCGCTGAGTTCGACCGGGACAACCCGAATCCGCCCTTGCGTGTACTCGCCGGGGTTCAGTTCACGCGCCGCCCGTTCCGCATCCTTGCGCGAGGAGAATTCGACCGTCTGGTAGCTGACGACCTTCTCCTTCATGTCGCTCCAGCCAATCGCGCCGCTGAGTTGGACCTTATAGACTGGCTTCGCGAACAGGTTGCGGCTCATAGCGTCTCCAGATCAGGTGTACTGGGGCAGAGCACGTCGCCGTCCTCGCGCTCGATGATGAGTTCAAGGATCTGATGGCCATCCTTCGCGATGAGGCTACAGATATGTTTGTTGTCGTCGTAAATGCTGAGCGGGGTTGCGCCGTGTTCTTGCTCCTCGCCGGTTAGGATTGCGTTGAACAGGTCCACGATGGTCTGGGCGTTGGCTTTGCTTTGGATGGTTAGTTTCATTTTCTTGCTGTTGTTTGACTGGTTTCGAGAGAGGAAAGTTTTCGCATGACGCGACGGCCGTAGGCTCGCGAGGAGGACCGCTTGAGGGCTTTTGGCCCACCCTGCCAGATCCTTGCGAGCGATTCGTCGGAGAGATTGCGTCCGTAATGGCTTAGGTATGCGTGGGCAATGAACGTCGCGACGGCTCGGTTGGTGACTTGGGCGTGCGCGTAGGATGTACCCATCAGGCGATTCGCGTCGCGAACCATGATCGGCTTGATCTGGAGCGCGCCAAGCTCGCCGTGACGGCCACGGGCAAGATCATTTCCGTTCGATTCGATCTGGATGAGCGCGGATAGTAGCAATGGATGCATGATTTGATGCGCGGATGCGGTTTATTCGTGGGATTTGATGCGCGGACATGGTTTACCGGATAACCGGAGCGGCTTAAAGCCCTTTCGCCTTCCTGATGATGGCGCGAGCAAAGTCTAGATCCTCGTCGTCGGCCATTGGATGCGCGAGACGTTCGAGGGCGGAGAGAAGATCGGGGGCGGAGGCGATTAGACAGGAATTCGATTCATCCTCTTCTGAGTTCTCGTTTTGCAACGCGCAAAAGACAATGGTCCGATCTTTTTCGTCGATGATTCCAATATGGCAATTGCCGGAATGATCGACCCGCCAAGGTCCGGGGGTATGGCTCACAGATTGCCTTTCGCTTTAGAGATGGCGGCGATGGCACGGTCCAGAGCTTTAGCCTCAACCCTGATGCAGCCCTCGTACCCGTCGTCGCCAACATTTCCACAGGTTGAGGAGAGAACGACTTCAAGAGCCGCGAGCAAGTCAGGCGCGGAGGCGATGAGCGTCGCATTTGCAAGCGGCACACTTTCGTCATTGAACGGCATTGCGTTGACGTTGGCCAAAACCAGTGGCAATCCGCCATTGTTTAAAGAGGCGGAACTACCGTCAACGACTTGAACTTTCGAACGCCTAGAATCGAACTTGTTCTGCTCAAAATTAACCAGCCAAGGGCCGGGGGTATGGGTTTTCATTGGTTCAGGCGCGTAAAGTTCCGGTTTCGATTGCCCATTGGATTCCCTGCGCGGCTTCCTGCTGGTTTTCATCCAGTCGCTTACCGTCGCAACGAATTTCGGTCGTGATAAATGAGTTTTTTCCGTTCGCTCGCTTAACCGCACGCGAGAAACGATAGGATGCGCGGACTGCGGCTTCGATGGAACGATGGCGCGAGACGGTTCCGCCGTTAAATGTGTCGTGAAGAGTGTATTTCATTGGATTTCAGAGGATCATTTTTGCAGCTTCGCCGGAGGCTATCCCTTCCAACCATTTCTCTTCCGCATGGTAGTCGCCGGGATGCGGCTGAAGGCGAACTATCGTCTTTCCTTCGTCGTCTCGATACCTTTCGAGAAGGCACAAGTCCCCGGCGTTGTCGGGTAAAATGTTGCAGTTCATGGCACTGGCGTAGTTCGCCAGTTTAATTGAGACGGTTTTCATTGAATGCTTTTGGTTTGTTGCGGATAGAATGGCCTACCCTTTCGCCCTACTCTTTCGAATAAGGCGCGTAGGATAGGTCATTCAGTCGAGACTAGACCAGAGGGCGGAGCCGCGTAGGCCGCTATAATGGACCTCATAACGCGGGGGATTTGCAACGCCCACCTCGCGCCAAAGGTCGAGTTGACTTTGCGCGTAGGCGACTGCGTCCGATTCGGTTTTTGACCAGTGGACAAGCTGAGGTTTGGAGCCGCTAGAAAGCGCGGTTTGCATGACGTAGTATTTCATTGGATGCGCGGGGAATGGGTTAAATGTCGAAGGTAATCAGACGATATCCTTTGCGCGGCTCAATCTTGGCCGTCATTCGCTCCTTTCGCGTCGCGTCGCGCATGGCCTGATTCCATTCTACCTTGTCACGGAAAGAGCCGTTTCCGATTTTCACCGAGACATTGCGCGGCATTTCATGCGCGAGATGTTGTGCGCGTTCGAATTGCGCCAGTGGTGAAAGATTGAGAAAGGCAGGGACTGAATCTCCAAAGCCATTCCAGAATTCATCGGACAAATCGCGGAAGATTGCGGTGATTTTCATTGGATGCGCGGGGATAGATTAAGCGGTGAAGATATGCGCCATTGAACCGTCAGGAAGTGAACCGCTGACAAAGGAGCGGTTCCAAAAGTTAGTCTCGCGGGGCGTGCCTTTCGATTCGTCTTCGTCAAGAAAACGGAGGACCAGTGCCATCACCGCCGCACGATGGATATCGTCACCGCTTAAACCATAGTCCAGTGGAATGGTGATGGAGCCGCGAGCGCATTTTGCTTTGATGCGGGAGCCTTTTGAATCGGTAGCTGACAGGAATTTTGTTTGGATTGCTTGCATGGGATTGGATTTTTTGAATCGGGAATCGGGATGATTCACCGCCGGAGGCTACCGTTGCCGATAGACTCTCGCGGGGAGTCATTTCCTGCGGATGATTCCGGCAGCAATCATTGCCTTGCGCCAGTATTTCAGCGTGCGCGGATGATTTGACTGGTCTAGGTGCAAGGATTCCGTCCGGTTAGAGCAATCGCGATAGTCCGTTTCGGAATGGGATGAAAGCCAATCCCATTGGGAACCGGAGCAAGGACTTGATGATGGGATGGGATGATCGCGCATAAGAGAGACTAGCTCGCGGAAAGTCACGGCTTCGCCTTCGGATAGAAAACCGGATTCTGCGGATTCGCCTTCCTCTGCGGATTCCGGCGTTATGACTTCGAAAGTGCGGGATATTAGGATCATGGGATGGGATGGGATGGGATTAAGCGCGAGTTTCGACTTCATGGATTCCTAGCAAGTATCCCTTGCCGGTTTGAACGGTAAGGTTTTCTCCGTTGAAAAGGTCAACGTGAACTTCGCCGGGTTTGACTGAACCATACCACTTGACTACAGGCTCCGGTGAATTGCCGGTGACATAATGCGCGGATTCATTTGCGCGGGGAAAGGTTCGGCGGACTTTAGATTGTGGCGCGAGGTAGAGGATTGGCTTCATGGGATTTGATTTGGATTTGGTCGGCTTTAATTCGCCGCTATTCCCTTCAGTTGCCCGAAGGGAAACGCGGGGAATCAGGCTAAGTTAAAGAGGGCGCGAAAGTCCGCGTAGTCATGGCAAAGGTCCGTCGCAAAGCGATAGACTCCAATATCCTCTGCCCCGTCGGCGCGTTTGACGGTGACGAATTGCCACTTTTCACCGTCCATGACGAAAGGATCTTCAAAGGAACGGAGGCGGATAAATTCAAGGACTTTCATGGGATTTGATTTGATTGAGTTTGAACGCTGAATACTGGCCTCCGTTGCCGAAGGCCAGTGGTTCAGGATTCAAAGCTTTGAAATCAGCTTCCAATTGCCGGAATACATGGAGTAAACGTAAAGTCTGAAATCAGAATCGGATTTGAAATCCATTCGAATAGTAAAGTTTCGGTTGAGAAGCTTTTCAAAGACTTCGAAAGTGTAGGTCATGGGATTTGTTTAGTGGTTTGGAGTGAAGCCGAGTGTCGTTTCTAGATATGCTTGGATTAGGACGAGAGAGATGATTGCGGCTGCAATGAGGAGTCGTTTGATGGTGATGCGGCGCATGGGATTAAAAGTATTCGAACGACAGGCCGATATCGGAAAGCTTAGGTAGACCGGCTTTGGAACGAATCGAATGGGCTTGCTTCAAAAGCTTTTCAACTTGCTTCAAGTCACCGGACTTTGCTGCGCTTTCCGCTTGAATCAGGACTTGCCGAACGGCTTGCTTTTCTTTCACGGGTACAGACTAGGGGAGAGAGGGGAGAGAGTCAAAATAAATCTTGTCTTTTCTTTTGAGAAAGAGTGAAAAGGGCTGATTTCATTGGGGGAAATGGGGGGGGAAATAAATTCTAGGAAAGCGACTGGTGAAGGGGAATGAAGGGGGAAAACTCGCCTTGCGAAAGAGTACCTAGGCTTGCAAGGTACTTGGCATGAAAGGGAAGGCATGGGAAAAGGCGAAGGCTTTGTATTTGGCGGGAAAGTCATGGAAAGCGATTTCAAGCGAAACGGGAATAGTTCAGTCAACTCTACAGTCCAAAGCTTCACGGGACGACTGGACGAAGTTCAGAAAGGGAATGCGTGACATAGTTTCCACTAAAGAAACTCAATCCCTAGAAAGTCTATCGGCTTTAGTGCGTTCTAAGCTCGCGGCCGACGCGGCTTCTACGCTTGAGCGCGTTGACTCTTATGATCTAGATGGCATCAAGGACGAGGCAACTCGCGAGACGATACTGAACAGCGTAGCCAAGCGGAGCGCGCTTGTGTTCGGATGGAGTGAAGCTGGAGAAGCGACCAGCGTGTCGATTAATCTCCTTGGTTCGATGCCAGATAGATTCGCAGAAGTCGTCGTCTCGAAGTGAAGATAACAGTGTTTGTGCAACACGTAGAAACTTATGTTCAGGATTAGATAATCTAATGGAACAAAAGGATTTTTTTTCCTAGGATTGGCACACTTTGTGAGGCAAAGTAGGGCACCCCCTTTTGGGGACGGCTTCGTTTACGATACCCCCCTCAAAAATTTTCCGTCTTTTTGACCATGTTAAGTAAAATTAAAATTGGTCAAGTTATTTCTCTCAATCAAGCTGAGAGGAAGTTGGCCCACTTTGTGGCTAAGAATCGTTCCGGCAATAATCGTCATTTCAATCTGACGAACTTGAAGATTAGCCCAGAGGACGCTTCGACGGTGGATCTGGAGGGCATCTGCGGCGAGATAGCTTTCTGTAAGCTATTCAATGTCTATCCTGACATCGACACGGACCGCGAGCCTCCGCACCCGCTCTACGACGCAATTATCCCGCCTATCCCTCCGGGCATTCGCATCGATGTGAAGACGACGAAGTACGAGAATGGCAAGCTACTGGTCGATGCTCGCAAAGGTTCGAAGACCGACGGAGTGGATTTCTACGCGCTGATGATCGGTCAATTCCCCGGTCCGTATACGTTCAGGGGATTCATCGCGAAGGAACATATCATCCAGCCGCACAGGATCGGAACGATCATCAAGGGATACAAAAGCTACATGGCGGATCAGAGCGAGCTGACCGACGAGGTAACTATATTCTAATTGACTCGTGATACATAAAATGTATCCATCCGGCTTATCGACCCTAAGCAAGGCGGAGGCTTGGTCAGCCATCGCAAAACTGTCTAAGCGGCAATGACGCTCCGCATCGGTCAGAACGCGTAGGTCCGGTCCGCCATCGTTTGATGGATGGATAGAATGGCCTACCAAATGCAGATAACGTCGGTTTAATTTTTCTCAATATGGCTTGTCCCAATGTCTTCAACGCCTTCGCCGTAGCGACTGAGTCGCTCGCGCAGGACGTTTATAAACGCGCCTCGTATCGCTCGATGTGGCTCAATATGATTGAGCGCGGAGAGTATCCTCAGGGTACTGGCTTGACCCAGACCTCGTTCACCACCACTTCCATCGAGCCGACTGCGGCTGAGGAGTGGTCGGCTATCACGCTCGCCAGTGGCGAGAACGGTGGCGCTTGCGATGTCACTTACAGCGAGGTTCCGGTCGGCTATAATGCCGTCACTTGGAGTCCTGAGCGTTTCGCCCTCAAAGGTCCGCTCCTGTGTAAGGATGATCTGACCTATGACCACCGCGTCGAGGCGTTCTTGCGCGTGTACTTGGAGAAGCTCTCGATCCGCGCTCAGCGTTCATGGGAGACTCGCTATCAGAATACGTTCGCGAAGTTCGCGATCAAGGCTGTGGCCGACTCGTCCTTTACTCAGGTCGAGACGATTCCCTCTGGCGTGAATGAGTTCCCGTGGATTCAGACCGGATCGGCTGGTCAGGCGCTCAATCAGTCCACCTCTGAGTTGACTCAGGAGATGCTGGATGTCGCGGCTGCTACGTTGATCCGTAACGGTGCGACGAATCCTGATAGCTCCGGTTTCATATCGTACAGCAGCGATGGTCCGGTATTTCCGCTATATATCGGCTTGGAGGCTTCGCAGCGTATCGCTCAGAACAACCCCGCGTTCCGCGAGGATCTGCGTCAGGCTGATATGGGCAGTGGCAGCGGTGCGGAGTTGCTCAAGCGCATCGGTGCGAATCGGGTCATCAAGAACTATCGCCATGTGCCGAATCTGTTTCCGCCCCGCTTCACTTATGCCGGTGGCAAGTACACGCTGGTGCAGCCGTTCACCAGCGCGAGCGGCACCAAGGGTACTGTGTTCAGCGTCAATTCGAGCTGGACGACCGCTCCGTACGAGGCTGCGTTCATCGTGACTCCGTATGTGTTCAAGAGCCACATCGTTCGGCCCGTCAATCGGGTTGGCGATCTGAGCTGGATGCCGACCAACTACATGGGCGAGTGGCAGTGGGTGACGGGTGCCTACAAGCTCGATGTGGATTGCGCCGATCCGCTGGAGAAGAAGGGTCAGCATTACGCTGAGTTCGTGCATGCCGCCGAACCGATATTCGCAAACCAGGGAATGACTATTATCTTCCGTCGTTGTTCAGGAGCGCTCACACAGGTCATCTGTAGCTGATTTCCTCAGCAAAACGCAAGAATCCGCAGGTCGAAAGGCTTGCGGGTTTTTTGTGCCTACACTTGACGAGGTTCAAAGATTTCCTGTTTTTACTTCGCATGGAAAAATTGGTGTTGCCCAACGATAACTCTGAGCTAGGGTTGCCTCGGTTGAATCAATAGGTTGAATGTCTTGTAAAGCGCCTTATTGTGAGGCACCCCGTCACTGGCCCGAAAAGTTAGTGGCGGGTTTTTTATTGCCCGTTATCGCTTAGACATTGACATCCCAATAGGTCGCGTAATGCTCCCCGTATGCCGTCATTTACGATTCCAAAAGGCGTAGAAATCCCCGAGAACCTTGCGGAGGGCGAAGCGTTCCAGACTATGGCGACTATCGTTCTTGGCAAGAATGGCAAAGCGGAGGTCATCGAGATTGATGGTGTGGCCATTCCCGGATACGAGAAGAAATCCAAGGGCAAGAAGCTGGCCGAGCGCGGTGAGGAGGAGGAGATGGAGGTAGAGGAGGGTGCGACTCCCGGCGGCGGTGGATTTATCGCCGAGGTGATGCAGCGCGGCGCTGGTCCGATGGCACGATAACCAATTTTCCAATAGAACGATATGCCAAACATCACATGCGACGAGGCGGCAACGCTCATCAACGAGGCGGCGTCGCTGGGATGTCGCTCACCGTGGGAGGTTGAGTTGGCCAAGTTGGCGCTGGAGAACCGCATTGCGACGTATCTTCAGGGCGGCGGCGCGACACGCGGTGCGTATCGGAGCGTGACGACGAGCGGCAGCGTGGTGAGCGGTGATTACTTTCTGGTCTGCGATGCGACGGCTGGCGCGATTACGCTGACATTGCCCCCGGCGGCGTTGGTTGCTGGTCGTATCTATGTTTTCAAGCGAATCAATGCTGGCGCGAATACGGTGACGGTTGATGCGTATGCGTCCGAGACGATTGACGGAGCGGCCACACATGTGCTGTCTCCGCAATGGAATTCGATTACCATCATTTCGAACGGTACGGCTTGGTTCATCACTTCGCATCCGTTCTAAAATATCATGGCAAACATTTCTTGTGCCGATGCGGCCACACTAATTGCGGAGGCTCAGGGAGCTTCGTGCATGAGTCCGCGTGAACGCATTCTGCTGGAGATTGGCCTACTCTGGGAAGCGGCGACTCTTGGCGGAATGGCGGATATCACGGCGGATAACACGGTGATAAGCGCGGACGTGACGATCATCACGGCGGACATGACCGAATTTCTGTAGGTCAACGTAACATTCATTTAGTCATATATGTCAAAGCAAACCATCAATATCGGCGCATCGCCGAACGACGGAACGGGGACGCCGCTGCGGACCTCGTTCGATTATACCAACCAGAACTTCACTGAGATATACACCGCTCTTGGCGGTGGTGTCGCCCTTCCCGGCGCGACGACTCAGGTCATCTTCAATGATGGCGGAACGAATCTGGCAGGCGATGCCGGTCTGGTTTACAACAAGACAACCGATGCACTGACCGTTGCCGGACTCGTCACCGCTGGCTCCGCCACCATCACCGGCGCTCTGACGGTGGACACCACGACGCTGAAGGTTGATTCGACGAACCATCGGGTGGGTATTGGTACGGCGAGTCCCGGCAATCTTCTTCATGTTCAGGGTAGTGGAGACATTGCTCGATTTACCAATGGAACCAATAGCGCGTTTTTCGCGATTGATAGTTCTGGATATACTCTGTTCACCGGAGCGGGTCAGACCGGAAATGGTATTTACGCTAAGGCTTCCACTAATGCGGTGCAGCTTTGGACAAACGGAGTGCAACGGTATGACATCGACTCCACCGGAGTAGCCACTTGGTCCGTAGCTGGCACCACCGCCATGACCCTCAACTCTAAGGGGTTGGGTGTGGGTGGAGTTGCAACGGGAGATGCACCGATCATTTTGGTCGAAGGAACCGCTGGCTTGTATGCTAAATTCAACTCCAAGGTAGGAGCAAAAACATGGTCCGCTGGATACCGCTCTGGAACGTTTCAGTTTGAGATTCAGGAGGATGGAACAACTCGTTTTGTTATACAAAATGGTGGAAATGTTGGGGTTGGAAACATTTCTGCATTCGGTACATCTGCGGTTGGTGTTATTGGTATCGCAAATGGAACCGCTCCAAGCACCTCCCCTGCTGGTATGGGTCAACTTTACGTCGAGTCCGGTGCGCTGAAGTTCCGTGGAAGCTCTGGCACAATCACCACAATCGCAGCAGCCTAATTTAAACGACCATGCCTACCCTCTCTTGGATCATCGAACGCCTTCTCGTTAAGCCCATCGAAGGCTCACTCACCGATGTCGTAATCACCGCCGATTGGCGATGCAACGGCACTGACGAAACCTACAGCGGCACTTGCTACGGCTCCTGCTCGTTCCAGCCGCCGTCTGGTGAGTTCACGCCTTACGATCAACTGACCGAGCAGCAAGTCTTGAACTGGTGCTACGAGAACGGTGTCGATAAGACCGCTATCGAAGCGAACGTCTCAAAACAAATCGCCGACCAGATCAACCCTCCGGTGGTTGCGCTGCCGTTGCCGTGGGCGGCGCAGCCTTTACCGCCGGTGCCGCCTCCGGTTTTGGTTGCACCTATCGAAACTGTCGTCGATGCTTCGGCGGCATGATTAAAATTGAACTGACCGCCGAACAAGCGAACACCCTGCTGCAACTCATCGATATCGCCATCAAGGCTGGCGGTTTCCAGAATGCAAAGGTCGGAGTACCTCTGGCCGAAATCATTCTCGAAGCCGCCAAATCGCAGGTTCCGCTCGCTAACTAACCATCACGATGACGGACCACCACGCTTTTTTAAGAGACATCTCAATCGGCGTCGGTGGTCCGATCATCGGTATTCTGGGGAACGCGGTATTTTCAGATCCTCATCTCAAGACTGCGTCGTTAGCTCTTGGCGCATTCGCCGCGCTTCTAACCTGCGTCGTGAAAATCGTCGAGCTGTATCGAAAATTAAAAACAGAAAAATGAATCCTAATCTCGCCTCTCTTCTCCGCCACATCTTGACCGCTGCCGGTGGTTTCCTCGTCGCCAAAGGGTTGGCCAGTGCTGATCAACTCGCTGAACTCGTAGGCGCTGTCGTAAGCATCGCTGGCGTTGGCTGGTCTGTTTACAACAACAAGAAGGCCGCGAAGGCTGCGCCCGACGTTGCCAAAGCTGAATGAACTTCTTGGCCGACTTGGTGATGAAGCTGGTTATCTGGCTTCACGCGCTGACGAAGCAAGATGTCACAAGCGAAGATGCGAAAAAACAACCCGATCTTAAGCGCGGTCTTCTTGCTCGCATTGATGAGCATGAGCGTGAGCTGCGCGAGCCGGGTGATTTACGTCCCCCACGGTGAGCCTGTGCGCCTCGCACAGAGCGTTAAGGCTAAGGTTTGGGTGGTTGACTCTACCGGCAAAACGGTGCGTAGTAATAACCGCATCATCATCCACGAAGGCTGGTATGCACTACCAAAGGACAAATGAGCAATAACGCACCGTACAAAGGTTCACCGTCTGTTAAGGGGAGTGGCAGCGGACCTTACAAGCAGTCTCCTCCGCCGAAGCTTCCGGTTAAGCCAAAGCCTGCTCCAAGCGGTAGTGGTCCGTATCGCGGCGGCAGCGGTCCGTATCGTAAATGATTCAAAGTAAAATCCCCCAGCGGTAACAAAAACCACCGGGGGATAATTACTTCTACGCGTAAGGTCAGCGTCCTAACGACTTCAGGACGTTCGTGACAAAGTCCTCGCTCTTCGAACCATTCGCATTTGATGCACGGGAGCCGCCAGCCGTTGCTTTCGAGCTAACACCGGGTTCACTGCCTCGATACTTCGCTAGTTCGGCTTGTAGGCGTTTGTTTACCTCAACCTGAGAGTAGAGAAGCTCGCGGTATTTAGGCGCGGCAGCGGCCCATAGAGCGGCCTTGGCGAGGTCTTCTTCGCTGTTCTCGCCATTGAATATCTGCTGCGCGAGGCTAAGTCGGCCAGTCAGTTCCGTATTCCATTCGTCGTCGTTTTCACGCGGCTCAAAGATTTCCAAAGCACGAGCGTTCTCGCTCACCTTTGTCCAAGTTTTATTGGCCGACTCCAATGCAGCGCGAGTGCCTTCCTCGTTGTCCTGCTGGTACTTCGAAATGATCGATTCGTAATCGGACTTCGCTTCGGACATCTCCGCAGACTTCTCGCCGTTAATCTCGTCGTACTTGACGATCAGAGCGCCAAGCTTCGCCTTCTTAGAGGGCGAAAGACCCTCAACGATGTCGTCGATCTGCGAGTTCCGATAATCGTTCTCAGGGGACTTGAGCAGGCCAACAAGCCTGTCGCCATCCGTGCCAACGACCGATTTCATCGAGTCAAACACGCCGGTAATCTTGCCCTCGTACTTTTTGACGAAGTTGGGATGGCGCTCAATGTCGAGGAGTCGAACACGTTCGGAAAGCGTGTCGCGCTCCTCCTGCAAAGTCTTGAGCTGAGCCTCGAAGCTCGGATTGGCAACCTTGCCAGACTTCATCTCCTCAAGCTGCTTGGCCAACTGCGCCTTCTCTTCCTTGATCTTGCGGAAAGCATCAGCGGCTTTCGTGGATTTGATGGACTCAGGGATGCCAGAGTCATCAGTAGCCGAGGAATCCTCGGTAGCTGGAGCCTTCTCCTTCGGGCTGAACATCCGCTCGATATCCATCTCAGACTTGCTGAGCTTGGTATTCGCTTCGGACTTAGGCTGTGTTTGCTTCTTCTGCTTAGGCTCCTCGGTTACTTGCGAAGCTTTTGCACTAGCCTCTCCAGCGGCGGCATCCTCAAGAGTGTTAGCCTTGAAAGATTCAATAAAGGAGCTTTCGAAATCAGGCGTTTGCGCGGAGTTAACGGTCGGTGAGTTCAGTGGTTCTTCCATAAAATGTTAGTATTGTTTTTCGAATGTTGCTTCAGGTTCTCTCGTTGTGTCGGTTACTGCAAGTTTTCGAATGTTTTCGAGGCAATGAGCGTATCCAGCAGTCACGCCAGCAGCGAAAACAATGTCCGATTCCTTGCTTCCTTGGGAGGGCATAGGCACCGGCATCGACTCAGCCACGATGCGTAAAGCCATCCGAAGAATCGGATTTCGCAAAATAATCGCAAGTTCGCCCTGTTGGCCAGCCGTTGTCCATTCGAGAATGTCTACCTCAGGCAAGTCCATCAGACTTTTCGCCATCTCCTTGCGGTTCTTCGTCGAGCCTCTTAGCCAGTTCATCATACTTTGATTTCTTGTTTCGTTTTAGTTTATGTCTCTGCGGAATTGGATCGAGAACTTCATCAAGTTTGATCGGGTTCTCTTTGTTGACGACGTCGCGCTTAGGTCGAATCACCTTCGTCACCTCAAGCAAGTCGGCCAACGGAATCTTGATGTAGCCACAGTCCACATCGTTGATTCCGTACGAGACGACAAACTTATTCTTTGCGGTATCGAAGAATGCGCCGCACGGGAAGACGACCGCAGGCAATCCCGGCCACCAATCCTGCTGATTCGTTCCAGTCAGAAGCGGCAACGTCGTCATTCGGACGATGCGGAAAGGAGGCTTTGCTTCGAAAGCGTAGGCACCCATGTAGTAACGGCGCTTCTTGTTGATCCACGGCAGCGAGCTGTGGAAGAAAGTCCAGTACAAGCCGTCGCATAGGATCGGATTAGAGCCTCCGCGCACCTCGCCAAACTTCCAGAGCGGATTGAACTCGTCGGTGACGTATTCCTCCTCCTTCTCTAAACGCCCATTAAGGCGTACAACGACGTGAGGATTGGCCGAATACACCATGTGTGGCGCGTTATCATGGACGAAGTAGAGCCAGTTCTTCTCATGGCCATCGTTGATCATGGCCTGCGCGTAGTTGTTGCCGTAGATCATGTCGAAACGGCCTACGTTTAGGAAATGCTTGTCCAGAAGGAACATTCCTTGGTGCGCGTAGCTCTTGAACGGGACGAATGTGCAGCACGCAAGACCGTACTTGTCGCCAAATTTGAGGACGCGAGGGTCTTCGAACTGTTCGAGGGGGTAGTGGGAGATTAACTGGGTCAAAGACTTCTTTGTGGCGCGAAGATCCTGACTCAGCTCGAAGATGACGATGTCATTTTTCTCGATGTAGACATCCTCATCCTTCTCGCGCTTGTTACGGCAGCGACGGGCGAAAAGCATGATGCGACCATCTGGTTCGAGCATGATTGCCGGGTTGAAGTAGTACGTCCCCGTTTCCTGCGGCAGGACGATTTTGCCAGTCTCCCAATCGGTTTGTTCACTCAGCTTGGGGACGTCATTTTTTGCGTAGCTCATTAGAAACTCGGCAGCGAATTTGACTTCATCGTAGAGAGCGAGCCAATGATCGCGCTCCTCGCGGACCTCGGTCAGATGCTCGTCATGTTCTTTGGTTCGAATCTCAAGCGTTTTGCGAAGGTCTTCAATTTCCTGAAGAAGATCAGCCGGACCATCACCGCCCGTTGCAAATCGTTTGAGTGCCTTGAGGGACAGGCTTCGGATTATGTCTTTCATCATGGATACAAGTTTGTGTTCTCCTGCGTAGCTAACCTTGGAAGAACCCCGTAGAAGTTCATCCTTGGCATTGAATCGACCAGCATCTGGATGTCGATTGGTGCCCAGACCTTTTGATTCGTTTCGAGGAGCTTACAAACGCCCTCGTAATTTACAAGATATGCGTGGGTACACATGCCTCTCACCAGTTTGTAGAGGTTTGAGGCGATGTAACCGTGGTCTTCGATGGGGTCGGTGCAGCAACTTCCGAGGTAGACGATGTGCCAGTCATTCGGAAGGAACTGAAGGTTGTCGTTGGCCTTCGCTTTCCAATTCTCGTCAAGAAACTCAACGTCATCCTCGACGATCAAGAAGGTGCGGTGGTCGGTTACCTTCGATTCAACCATCCACTTGATGGCCGACCAGACGGAGAAGTGACTAAGTCCGGCGACGATGGTCTTGCACTTCGCCTTTTCCTTTTCGCGAGTGTGATAGTAGTCGGTTGAAATGCCGCAGTTATGCGAACGAAAGCCGTAAATCGGAACCGCATCGATTCCGAATGACTTCATGTATCTGATGCACCGCTTCTCTTTTTCGCCCTCAGGTTTTGAGACGATGAAGGTCGGTGTATTCTCGAAATCAACTTTCATCGGTTTGGAAGGATGTAGATGATGCCACGTCGCGCACCCGTGCATTTACTCGGATGATTGTAGTAGTAGCTATAGCCATAACGCTGAGTTAAAGTTTTAGCCCTATAAATAGCGTCTAGCTTCTCTTTAACGTATCCAAAACATATTTCATGCTCTTTGTAAGCGTCGTACCCAAGTTGTCCGGTGGGTTCTTTGAAGTCGTGGATTGCGATGACTGGATGAATATCGAACCGATTGATAGCCTCAAGCTCTTCGAGAAGCGGTAGATAGTCGTTCCAGTGCGCGTCGAGGAAGAAGATTGTGTCGTGTCCAACCCCGTGATGCGGGATGAACCAGTTCATGCAGGCATCGCTGCTACCTTCGAACATCTCGACGTAGACATTCTCGCGCTTAAACCGTTCCTTCGCCTTCTCAACCCGATCATTGTCAAGTTCGCAGGAAACCGTCTTCAGGAAGTTCTTGGCCAACCAGATGGTCGTATCACCTTCGTGCGTTCCTGTTTCGACCGCAGTCGTCAGCTCGAAGCGTTCCTTGAGGTAAAGGAACTCCTGCTCAATGAATGTGTCTCCGTTGAATGGTGAACCCATAGTTTTAGTCGGCTAAATTCATTCCCTCTTGATCGGCGACACGCGGGAAAATTGTGAAGCAGTTGAGGTGATGCTTGCTGTTGAAATACATCTGCAAATCAATCGGAGCGTAAATTTTCTCGTTCGTCTCGATCAACGTCTTCAGCGCCTTCTTTCGAACAACGTAGCAGTGGGTGCAGAGCGGCATCCCCTCGAACAGATTGGAATCATACTCACGGCTAATCTTGCCGTGAACGCAGCATGAGCCGGGATAGAGCAAATCCCAGTTCTCAGGAAGCTTGGTTAGAGCGCGTTCAACCGTCTCGCGCCAGTTCGGCCTGAACAAGATGTCATCCTCAAGCACCATGACCATGTCAGGAGTGTTTGGATCAAACTCTAGGGCATTCCAGAGCATCCAATGCGACATCGTGCATCCGACATGCTTGTGGCAGATTGTGTATCCAGAGCCGGGGTTATCGACCTCGTACGGAATGCTGGCCTTTAGCCCAGACTTCTTCCCATCAAGACCATAGAAAATCCGATAGCTATTGATTCCAGCGGATTCAAGGTTTTCTTTTAAGCGCGGGATGCGAGGAGAACCGCGCACCGTGATAACGACCGTTTCCACGGGGTTACTTTAACTTTCGATAGATGGCAAATACGCTCTCGTTAAGGTCAAATCGCGAGATAAATTCGCAACGCTTGAGGACAAACTTGAGGGCTGTCTGAGTTGAATCCCAGTTCACATCGTCCATAACCAGATAGCCGCCAACCTTTAGCTTTGGGAGCCAGTTGACGACATCGCTCGTAGACGGCCATTCGGCGTGATTGGCATCGATGTGAACCATGTCCATGTCCGGCAGAAATCGTGAAGCGTCCCACGAAGACATACGGCAGAACTGAATGTTTTTCACGACTCCAGCGCGAACTGTGTGTCCAACAAAAGCCTCGTAGTGCCTGTCCAGATCAAGCGTAGCCCACCACTCTTGATTCGCAGTAGACTCGTCATCGATGCAGTCCTCTTTCTTCCAAGAGTCGATAGCGTAGACGGTTCCGCTTCCGTTGAGCTTGCATGCGTAGGCCAGAGCAAGCGTTGACTTGCCTTCAAAAACGCCTACTTCAGCAATCCTTTGAGGCTTTGATTCGAGGACAAGCTTGGCAATTTCAAGCCCCTTTTTCGGATCGCACCATCCTCCCATTTTAGGGAACTGATCGGCGATGAATTGAGCGACATTTTGTTCGTTTTCCATATTTTATCCCTGACGCGACAAGTTGGATTCCGCAGTTGCATTCGCACGCTGAATATCAGCGGTTGTCTTCGCATTCCGGCGTGACAAATCTGCCATCGCCTTCGTGTTCTGACGCTGGATGTTGGCCA